GAAAGGTTATTACGATTACTGATCTTGTTGTGCGTGTCATAAAGGATTTTTTTAATGGATAACTAATGTGTAAACATAGTTTGTATTTTCCAAACTTACAAACTTTATTTGTAATTACATTTAATTGGCTGTAAATCAATCCAATAAAAAAAGCCCGGTATAGAAATACCAGGCTTAAACCCTAAAACCAACATGAAAACTATTCAGCCTGCGGTAAATCTCCAATGAAATTTTCCTCATAAACCTGCTTTATATGCAGGTGCGCCACGCGAAGGCAATATTTTTTGATCTGCTCGATCCTTCGCGCCTCTGCCTTGTTCATTATTTTTGTGTCAAGCTCCGCTACGGTCGCATAGGTTTGCATTAAATAGTATGCTTCGCCTGCATAGTCCTTGTCGTCCGGTTCCACTTCGTCAAAATCATCTTCGGTTACCGCCTGGTCCGGCCTGTCGCCGATAATAAGATCCTTTTCTACCGGCTTTCTGCGGAATATATTTTTAAAATTCATGGTCAGGTTTTACTTCTGTGAAATATGAATAGAACATAGCATTGCAAAGCAGGTGTCCGATATGCGGAAGTCCGCTTTCTGTATCATTTGCTTCACCCGATAAAATCGCAACATAGTGACGTTGCAACGAATCCAGAATTTCATCGAGCTTCAAACCTTTTTTCCAATTGTTTCGCTCATACTTCATAGCCCCGAACATTAGCACCCTTATCATTGGCTCAAGTGCTTTCATTTCAGCCATCGACCATTGCAGCTTGCCGTCGTTGTACCTGGTGCCGTGCGGTTTTACGGCCGGTAATCCACTATCTGCGCTCATGGGTTTTATTGTTTAGAGGTTTAAAATAAATGCGTTATCGTTGCTATGCGGCCGTTTTCTGGATGATGCACAAAGCCTTCAATGGCTTTAGGCGAATGCTGGTAACCGTTTCTGTGATGCCACCCGTCAGTACCGGAAGGGCTGCGCAACGTCTTCACATTAACACTTCCGTAATCCTTAGATGCTTCGTGGTGAATGTGATGCTTGTAAAAATACCTGTGCTTGCATTCGGCCCAATCTTTCGGAGCCTCCTGAGCCATTAGCAATGGCAGGTCAACTTCTTTAGCGCCGTCTCCGTGCGTTGTTCCGATCAGGTTTTTGCCGTAGGTCATGTACTTTCGGTGCGCAATAGACGTATTAAAGGTTATGTTTTTCGCTTTATGAAACCAAGACGTAAGCGTGTCGGCTAAAAAAAAGCCGTTCAGCAGATCATGATTAGACGGATCATACTGCACATGCAGCGGAGCGATCTGTAAAAGTTTTTCTATCGTTTCTATGTATATCTGCTTTGCAATCTGAAAATTTTCAAACCACATACTGCCAACATCCTGACGCGTACCCTTTGTGGTAGAGTTTTCCGGGCCGTCAACATGCAGAATATCATTTCCGACTACGAGCATGATCTTATCGAACCGCCATCCCTGGGCCTTATTTAGGATACCGGCAACACCTTCGCGAATCCTTTGTACCGCTATCTGATTGTCATAGTCTTCACCCGTTTCGAATGCGCGGGCCAGCTTACCGATATGCACGTCCGCCGGATCTATCACCAAGAGGTGTGGATCAATGGGCGGTGTGTATTTGATCTTCGGGTATGCGGGCGCGTAATTCTGCATTTCTGCAATGATTACATCCTTCATTTCTTCGTATGTTGGCGCCTTGTCTGCCTTCAGATGTATGCTGTAGTGCTTGCCCTTGTACCAGTAATTACCAACCTGGTCTACCGGTAACCCAACGTCTTCGCACTCCTTTGCTAACGCGGGGTGAGCTTCCGACTTGCGGAGGCGATGCGCAGCCTTATAGACCTGACCTACACTTGTGCCACACATTTCGGCTATCGCCTTACCGCTTGCGTTAGGGTTTGCTTTAATCGTTTCTCTTATAGTCATATCAGAAGTTGAGAACTGTTTTTGCTCTGTTGTAATTTGAAAGGCGTTCGGCGTAACCGTTAAGTCCACCGTTAACTAGTATCGTGATCCACTGAAATTTCGTATACTGATGCGGACCGGGTTTTATCCAGGTTTCGGGATTATCACATACGTTGTTTATCATTTTACCGTCCCAAAATATACCAGCGGACAGCGCGGCAAGATCCGGGTTACCCATGAGGGTTGGCGTATCTACTAGCCTGTCGTCTCCGAATATCTTACGCGATACAGAGGCGTACCCGGTTCGCCCGGTAACCTGAATTAAACCCCTGCCCTTGAATTTCACACCGTCGCCCGGTTGCGTATTTCCAAGGTCGTCACGGCCTTCGTATTCTTTTCCAGACGCGTACTCTACTGTAGCTTGAAAGCAGCAGCTTTCTTCTCCTATCTGAGAAATAAAAGCGCCGATCCTTCGCGGCGAATTGATTTGATACTTTTCCATTGCGTCGGCCAGATAAGGGAAAAACCTTTCTACGTCGTGAGCTTTTGGAATAATTTGCCTTATCTGTGCAGGTGTAACCATAGAAATACAATTGAAATTATCAACGCTGAAATATTAACATCCTCCGTATCCTTTATGCCAATTCTAACCATTGTACGATCGGTCCACGCCGTCGTCGTTTTGCTTAGGTAAAAAAGAGATGGCGCATTGCTAAACTTGTTATAGCATACCGGGAATACCGATAGGTGCAAAAACAAGACTGACGCTACCAGCCATAAGTCGGACTTGAAATATATCAGGCCGCAAATGATGCAGTATGCGGCGCCGTAGATAGGATGCTCAATTTGCTTAGGGTTTCCCGCCTTAATACGACGAACCCTTACCCAATTATTCTCCCAGGCCATGAAAATATTCACAGCAATGAGATATAAAAACCACTGCATTAGTAGCCGATATAAATTCCGCGTGCCGCTTCGGAAACGGATGTGTTTTGGCAAACCTCTGTAGGTCGTAGGAATACCGCCAGCGCCATTATGGCAAGGAGCGCAAAAAGTAGGATGATATGTTCCGCTCCAATATCAGAAGTCTTTAAAGACTTAATCGCAAAATATATAGTTGCGCCGCAAATGATGATAGCGATTGCAAGCCACAACCAATAAGAGCCGGTACATGCGCAATGCGCGAAAGCCTGACCCAATGAAATATGTGCGTTAGGATTCATGTTAAATTATTTTTTTGATTAAAGAAGCAATATTGAAATGAATAAAAAGCCATACGATTACAAGCAGCGCCGCAACGAGCGAGGCCACGATTAGCCAAGCCGGTGTCTGCTTTTTGTTTACGTCCCGGATAGTCTGTATCAGACTCTTATGTACGTTCGTTGTATCGCTGTAATGGATCGACGACGAGTCAAGCGTAATAACATGCGACGCCGAGTCTTTCAACTTTCCGATATTGATTGTTATCTCAGAGGGATGTGTGTGATTTACAAAATGCTCTATCTTTCCGATATATGTAGACGTGTCATAGACTTGAGTATCCAGACCGCTACCGACAACGGCGGGATATTTTATCGTTAAACTCAGGTTCGTTATATCGACCGAATTGCTTTTTGATTCGGCTTTTTTAACGAACGAGGTGTCAACGGTGTGCCTGGTCGTGCTGTCGGTGATTGAATTTGTATGTGTGATCAGTTTTTTAACCGTGCCGCATGACGTCGCGAATATCAGCATAGCAACCAGGATGGCAAGCAAAAACAATGATCTGCCAAATAGGGTTTCTTCTTTCATGTTATTTGTTTTCTGTTGTTTTTACCTCTGCCGAATCGTCGCACGCGACGGACGCTACGGCGATAATTGTTCCGCCAATACTGGCCGCGACCGTAGCTACCACTAGGATATGCGGGTCATGGAATCCCTTAATGGCAGCGCCGCCGCCTGCGGTCATAATCATACCTAGCCTGCGCGCCTTCTTGAAGATTAGGGGCGTAGGTTTACTAAGGCGATTGAATACGTCGCCGCAGTCTTTAAAAAACTGGTTCATAAAATTTACTTGTTTTTAATTTCTTTGTACGTTTTGACAACGTTGTATACAATGGTTGTGACTCCGGCGACAATGCCGACCATAATTGCAATATTGTTCAACGTGATGTACCCGATTATGTTAATTACGAAAGTTGACAGGTACAGGTAAACGCTTTTATTGTCAGCCATTATTGAAGAATTGACGTAGTGCCGTCCGCGTAAGTGATTGAAATGCTTTTAATTTTAGGTCCTGCGGGTCCGGTCGCACCAGGTATACCAGGCAATCCCTGTGGTCCTATCGGTCCTGATGGTCCAGTATCGCCCTTATCTCCCTTGTCACCTTTGGTTCCGTAAACAACAATAGGCGGAGGTGTTACGGTTACGCCTGCGGTTTGAATTGCGCCGATATCAGTTCCGTCCGAGGCTTTTCCAATAAGCGGCGATCCTGGTGCTGGTATAAAGTTGATCTTGTCAATAAAGTATCCGGCAGGCAGCAACACACCGGGCGGCAAGTCGATGTTATTATTCATAACCAGATTAACCGTTCCCTTCGGAGCGTTGTTTTTTAAAAGGCTGCTACCATTCGCTTGACCGCTGTTGGGCGACGCATTCCATGCAACGCAATTGGTAATCCGAAATGCAAAAACTGTTCCCACGCTATCGGTCATGCCTCCGACTATGTAGCCGTTAGAAACGTAAGCGTTACCTCCTTTGCCGGTATCGTCCGATCCGTCGAGCTTGTCGCCGATCGTGTTATGGTCGCAAATAAAATCCCCTCCGTAAAGTGGAATCTTCGGATTGTAACTTTTGATAAAGTACGGCGTTACTCTGCCGTCCACTGATCCGTAATGAGTGCTGTTTACATCTACACAATAAGTAATTGACGAATAGCCGCCCTTCTTTAAAAATATATTAATGATCCTTGCTAAGTAACCCCAACCGCCATTTCTGTATATGTGCGAAATCTTTCCGTTCCCGTTGAAAAAGAATATGCCGCAATCGTGGATGTTGATCGTAGGGCCGGTGACGGTCCAATAGTCGGCGACCAGGTTGTAAATAGAATTTCCGGATACCTTTATGTTTTCACCTGTTCCGTCATTAATAAAAGTGCCGTGTAGGAAGGTCACGCTGTCATTGATCATTCGCAGCGTCTGGCTGGAATCGTAACTTCCCTGGAATAACTGTGTTTTACCAGAAACAGTAAAACCGTCAACGACCAGATTATGAAACACCTCCATGTGAACCGTTCCGTCGTAGGTGAGTAGTTTTCCCGGAGCGGTGTAAATTTTAGTAGAGGCGTCAAAAACAACAGTCGCAGTGCTGCCAAAATCAAAACCCTTAACGGTCATGTTCTGTATATCGCCATTGCCAGATCCGAAGACTGAAAATTCGTTTCCTATATACTTAAATCCATTCGACGTAGCGCCGATAAACTGCACTCCGTTAGTTCCGCCTACGCTTGGATGGGAGGTAAAAACAACCTGACCGCCGACGTTAGTATAAACGGTATTAGACTTCGGAATAAATATTCCGGAGTATTGACCAGCTTGCAGCCTTACGGTATCGGGCGTTGCCGAAGCAAAAAGACTGACTAACGATAAAAGGAAAATGAGGATTTTCTTCATGTGTTATTTTTATTTGGTGATTTCTACTTTAGAACAAGTGTTTAAAAATTGAACAATAAACATCGCGGCGCCTGGATGCAAAACCTGGAACATTGCGTCCAGTCTCGCGGCGTCGTCGGGGGAAATAATAATATTGAAGCGCGCGGGCGCTTCGGCTGTTTGCGTATCCATTGTAGGTTTGTTTTTTAAAGCGATGTGATTGTTTCCCACGCGCTACCGGTGTAGACGCATTTCTTATGCAAGGTCAGATCATATACTTCCAATCCCTCAATAGGAGTAGCTATTGCATTCTTTTGAGTCGTGGTCATTCTTGGTAGTGCTGCACCCTTGGTTGTGGCAACCACATTTAACACTGCACTTGCAATAGAAGTTGTAGTTCCTACGTTAACAGTTCCATTTGTTGAAGAAAGATTAATTACCGTTTGAGGCAAATTAGTGACATTAGATGCCAAACATTGGATATGAACACCTGAACTTGAAGAATTCAAATATAACACAGGTGCGGTAATTTCACAACCCCCACTCATATTGATATTAAAACCTAAAGCGGAAACTCCTAGATGTGGAGATAATCCTAATCCTATACCAAACAAAGAAGCATACGCGCCATTATTTGTACTATACTCATAGCTTAAAAATGGAAGAGGAGAAGCTGTTCCCGTTAGCACTCCAACGAACTGTCTAATCTTAGCAGATTGTGAACCAGCCGTAGCAGTAGTTTTCCATCCTTGACCCTCAAGTATAATCGCAGGTGAATACTGATTTAAAACAGCAGTAGCAGGAGTAAGATTTGATGCGTAGATGCCATTAGTTGGCGTAATACCAAGACTATCTATTTCGATCTGTAATTTATATCCGCTGTCAGTTAACGTATTTATTAATAAATTACCTGCTCCGGTTAAGCGCATCCTTTCAAAATTGGATGAACCAAAAATCAATGGTTGAACTGCTAAAGTTCCAATAGCCATTCCCAAATTACTTGCTCCATCAGCAAAGATAAAATATTTATCCTGACGTGTAAGTCCAAATAATGTACTCACATTTGTTGATCCACCAACCATCTGCCCACCGTAAGACGCAAAGCTGCCACGGTTATTCTCCATGTAATTAGTAGTCTGTCCAGCAGTATTAGTGCATTGTGCATAGAATCCTGATCTTCCTGTACCAGTTCCAATTGCTGTAACTTGATCGCTACCTGTACTTGTTACTGTTAATTTCTTATCTCCATTATCAGTTGTAGACCCAACAACTAGAGCAATTGGAGTAGTCGAATTTCTAATTGTAACATTATTAGTAAATAAAATAGTACCCGTCCACGTATTTGCACTACCAAACAAGTCTTTCCATGAAGTGTCATAATCCGTTAGACTATTCTTTACCAAGAATGCGCCAACAGCACCACCTGCGGCGATGCCAGCGCCGGCCGGACCGGTAATACCCTGGACACCCTGTACGCCCTGGATGCCCTGTTCTCCGGCTTGTCCGGCTGCGCCTTGCATTCCCTGCACTCCCTGCGGCCCTGCGGGGCCAATAGAACCCGCCGCACCCGCTGGACCCGCATCGCCCTGCGGACCAGGCGCACCCGTTCCTATTTCTGCGGTTACCTCAATAGGGGTGACGGAAACCTTCAGGTCTACATTCGCGCCGGTATTGTCTACCGTCACGCTGTTTGTAATGCTTTCGTATGTAAGGTCTACAGTCATTAATTAACAGTAAAAGGCCCGTATAAATAAGTGATAGCCGTCGCGTCTGCGGGGTTTGTAATTTTTAATTCGTATGTGTATGCGCCGGGCCGCTGCCTGATAAGCGACTTGATGGTAAGGATATTATTGTCAGATCCGCCCAATGTGATATCGGGCGCCATATCCACGGTGCTTGCGCCCTGAGTAACGTATAGAAAAAACTTACATCCGGTTAAATCTTTAGGAGATTCACCTTCCGTAAAAGTCGCGGTTATACCGACCGTGTTTCCGGACCGTACTATAATCGGGACTTTCGCGGCCCCATCTGTATTAATCGTCATGGCTTAAGTTCGTATGACCAGGTTAAATTATTTGTTCCGGAAATTGGCGCGGCGGCATAAGTAATGGTTATCGTAGTGGAACTTGTCGTTACATAGTAAGAGCCTGCGGCTGCTGCGGATCTCGGTGTTACTATTGCGGGCGTCGTAGCGGTGATGCCAGATAATCCGTGTGTAATTGTAAAGGATGTAGTCGTTCCGTCTCCTGATTTTGTCGAAGACGCGGCAAATAACTGCTGATCCAATTGATAACGAGTTGATCCAGATGTATAATATAAATGACTCGCGTTCCTTTCTATGGCGCCATCTATGACAGTAGGGCCTAGGGTAAAAGTATTATGTAGTACAATTGGGGGAGGATTTGTACCAGGCGTATGACTAGGCCAAATTTCAAGCAGCCCTACATTATTGGAAAAAACATTTAAAGCTATAAATCCCTGAGATATGCAGTTTACCTCATTTCCAAGTGCGTCAGAAGATAAGACTCCACCGCCTGCAATTTGGACTTTACCTTGTGAGTTAATGACTGTTATAGCGTTAGAAAAAGCCTTCATACTAACACCTGGCGCCACCGCCAATATCCCATCGGGACTTAGTTGAGTGTAAGACGTCGAAGAGGTAAGAAATTTTATCGAATACAGGAATGACGAAAAGGGAATCTCTCTGTTTTCTGTGATAGTCGCAGGATTTCCGGAAGCTCCTACTGATTGTCCTAATTTAGTTATTCCGGATTCGTTAGAAAGACCATCGTTTGCAGACTTATGCCAATGTCCGTCCAATCCTTTTGTATAATTAACCCCGCCCTTGTACGCCTCAGACCATGTGTCTGCGGAAGCGATTGTGTCTTGCGGCGCCCGAAATGAACTATCCATACGGATAGTGTCATACTCAAATCTACCAACTATATGCGTGTACGTCGCGACGCCTAAGAATAACGCGATAGAAGAAATAAAGCTGATAATAATTAATCTCATGCGGTTACAATTTGTCTGTAAATTATGAAAAGGGTTTGATTATTATCTATTGTCAATCCGCCTAAAAGTGTTATGACCCCTGTCGCCTTGTTCCATTGAAATTGCGCCGGAGTTAACGGTTTTATTTCATCTTCGATTTGCACAATATCGTTTCCGATCATTGACGCGCCGTCTTTATCTAAGACCGTAATTACCGTAGTGCCGTCAGTGCCGGACGTAAAAAATGTACTACTGACCTGAGAATATACCGACACAGTTGGATCGTTTTGAATGACAGGTCTAGCCGGACCGGTATATCTTACTGGATTTCCCTGTATCGTATAATACACGGAGCCTAAGGCTGAAACGTCGGTCGCTAGTTTTGTACCCGATTGTATAAATTGTTTGCTGACTCCCTGGTCGTTTGTTAACTGGTCGTCATAAGAAAAAGACTGTCCGCTTGATACCAATTGGTTAGCATCTGAAATACCGTTATCTTTAATAAGTTTGTACAACAGGTCGAGCGTGCCGTAGCAATTCAGGCACACATCAAATATTGACTGGCCGCTGACGGCTCTAAACAGTAACGTTGCCATGAATTACATGCAATATACGAACAATGTTTGTAAGTAAGAAACTAAATTTTATTAGCCTGCGGGTCTATTGTCATACTTCCGGCCAAGTCTGTCGTAACATTCGGATTTCCAACCTGATACCCGTCGCTTTGGAGGTTTATCTTTATAGATCTTGCGATAGCCTGTTCTTGCCCTCCGGAGTTTAAATACTGAAAAATGCCGACGCCGTCGGCGGGATCTTCTTTCCACCAGCCGGGGAACGCGTTGATAGTATCAGCGATATGCTGCTGATCGCTTTCGCCTATAACAAAATCCCCGTTCTCAAAAACGAGATCGTTATTGTTTAATAGTATATCCAAATTAGCTGCCATGCGTTAAGTTTGTGTTTTCGATATCTGACCTGTTCGTTACCGTTAGTAGATCGCCCGCCCATTCCGCTGCGGCCGCTTTAAGCGCCGCGCCGCCATCTTCCGGGATGGTTACCCATGTGGCAAACACCTGCTTCAAAGTATTCAGATCGTTTTCCAGATTGTTTATTTTTTCCGTCAGTGCCTCAACTTTAGCCATGCCGCCAAAGGTTCCGTCCTCGAATTGAAAGCCGTTTACGGTTGCCATGATAACACGGTCAACCTGACTGAACATGGAGACGAAAGGCGTATTGTGTTTCGAGTATGCAACCAGCACGGTAGAGCCAATAATCGGCACAATAAAAAACCCGTCGTCAACGTCGGCCATTAATTGAACGCCGATAAATTGCGCCGTACCACGTCCGTTGATAGGAGTGCAGTCGCATGATCTTGACGCCGGATCTACCGCGTCAACGCTGCACGCAGCTATAGACACCTCGTCCGCGCCTGGTCGGTGTGTAAGCTGAAGAACTGCGTCTTTTAATTCCCGATCTCCCATTACGAAATTTTATAGTCCAAACTTATTTCTTGTCGCAACCCGTTTACGCCGCCTGTGTACTTTACTGATTTTACTTTATAAACGCCGTTGCGTTCTGGTAGAATATTATCGTCAAGCGTTATGTTATCTCCCTGACGAACAAACGGTAATCCGAACGTTGTAAATTTTCCGCGCAAACCGGTGTAATAATATTTTTTAAGTTCTTCGGTAGCCAGCGCAATTAGTTCCGCCGTTGTTTTTACATTCCAGAAATAAAATGTACGTCGTTCGCCTGCGGTGCTTGGTGCAAAGTCTGCCTTTTGGCCTGTAGGTTTTACACTGGAAATGTATTCGCCGTTACGCACGTTAACTAATACCTCTAACCTTTCACTTTTTGTTTTCTGGTGTCCGTCCTTTGTGGTGATTTGAAGCTCGTTTTTATTCACGCTGTACGCAATGGCAGACAGGTTCACGTCGTCCCTCCTTTTGTACTCAAGCTGATCCTTTATAACCGACCCTTGTAACCCATATTTTTTACTAAGCCTGAAACCCCTATTGAACAGGAACCATTTTGGACCGTCGTCGATAGCGTCCTGCTCGACGTATATGGGGAATCCAGTTCGCAATTCACTACCACGGAAGTAGCTTTCGAAATGGTAGTCTTTCTGTATCCGCGCCAACACTTCGCATATTGTTTCGTTCTGCGTCCTAAAGTCTCCAAAGCTGGTGCTTACGCCTTTTCGAACAGTGAAGCCGGACCCCTTAAGCAGCTCTGTTAACATGGTTTCCAGAGTATATAGCTTCGCTGGAAATACCTTGTTCGGTGCAATGATTTGCTTAAGTAGATACATGTTGTCTTCACATTCTATTTCTATCGGTATTCTGCTTGATACGTTAGTAACAAATCCTGAAAACATTGTGTTTGTTACGGCCGTTTCATTCCCATCGACAAAATATTTATACCCGGCCTCGATGGTCACCTTGTCGCCGCGAAGGAAGATCGGCGGGTTGCTGCTGAATCCTCCTATGTTTACATTGGTTCCGGACAGGGAAACTCGTTTGCCGGTAGCGTCAATCACATATACGTTTTTGGGAACGGTTATTTTTGCCTTATTGGTCAGCGACGACCAACTATCTTCCGCCTCGAACTCATGTACGAAATTGTACGTAAGAGTTTTCTTGCGAAGCGGCCATGCGCTATTAGGTTGCTGAATGAATGTTATATTAGTTACACAACGAAACATGTTTTTAATCCGTTTTTATAATTCCAGGAGAATCGCTGATTGCTTGAATTGAAAAATTTTGTTTCGAATATCCACCCGGTTCCTGATCGTATACAAACTCTTTTATAACCAGGTTGTATATGTCGAGGTTATGCAGGTGAGTACTTACTACGGCTATGGCTACAGGAGCCTTCATTAATTGCTGAAGCGCGTTTACTTCGTCTATTGGATAATGACCATTCGGGCCGTTAAATATTCCGTTGATAGAAACCTGGTAATTGCTCATTCCGATATATTCGAGCATGTCGCCTTCGTCACTTCCTTGAATTTCAGTTTCAACAATCTTTTTAGATTGTGAAACATTCATAAGAACGAGCGACAGCCTGATATCCTGAAACGTTATTAACCGCCCCGAATTGGTTGTATAGATTCCGCCTTGTAATGTAAGATCGGTAAACACCGGTGTGCCTAACGTCGACTTGTAAAGCGCTTTGTCCTTCTCTGTAACCTGGTTAACCTTTCCGTCGTATGGGTTGTCAGACTTTGCATTCAACACTTTCACGTTCTTTAAATTGAACGCGCGGACAAGCTGTTGCGACGAAACAACAGCGCCAGTAATGATAACCTGCCTTGCAGGCGGCAATATATTTATACTCATTGTTGACCTGCGATTACTTGTGAATCATTTACTGCACCCAATAAAGCCTGAGTCATCAACTCCTTTATCTGATTTCTTCCTTCTGTTACATTCTTGACAGATACCGTCTGAGATTTTATAAGGCTGTCAATCTTGATATTAATAACCGTTGACTTATTTCCAGTCGCTTTTGCGGTAGCTCCCTTTCCGGCTTCGCCTGGTAATCCGGTCGCTCCTTTTTTAATAAGGCTTTTCGGTGACGCGGTTTTTTCTGCGGCTTCGTCTTTTGCAAAGTCGGCCATGCCGTCGTTAAACCCTTTTTGAAACGCGCTACCCAAACGAGTACCGGCGTCGGCGATGGCGCCCGCCGTCTGCTTATAGCCTTCGACAACCTTGGACGGGTTGAGCGTGATTACGCCCTGAATTATTTTTCCGAGTCCCAAGAATACGTCAGCCACGATACGAGCGAATTCCTTTACCGTTTCCCATACACCCCAAAGGACGGCACGGAATTTTGCAAAATGCTTGTACGCGAAAATGATTGCACCCACTGCGGCGCCTATCGCTACGATCATGATGCCGATGGGATTGGCGGTCATGGCTGCGTTTAAAAGCCACTGTACACCAGCCCAAATTTTTGTTACAAGCGCAATAGATTCAACGATTGCCAGATATGACCCGTAAGCGATCAGCGCCCCGGCAACGATTGCGCCTATGAATTCCAGCAGGGTTTTATGTTCCTGCATCCATTGTATAGTATTTTTAAAGGCTGTAGCGATTTTGATCAGCGCCGGAGCCAAAGCCACCTGTAGTTTCATAGCCGCTTCACCTACGGTCAGCCGCAGGTCTTCCATGATCTTTTTATACCTAAACAATGGATCCGCGTCGGCTGCGGCCTTAGCTGAACCACCAAACTCCGAAGACAGTTCGGTAAGGATCATTTTCTGCGCCTGTGCGGCGTGGCCGGTAGCTACCAGGTTCTTTATTATATCAGTTTGCGTGTTGTTGAAATTCACACCAACGCGGCGCAAGGCTGTAATACCTCTGGCCGGATCTTGCAGAGCCTTGCCGACCATTATGGCGGTTTCGCTTAAGCTATGATGCAGCCTGGTAGACATGTCTATAATCGACTGCGATGCGTCTCCGAACGTCCTTTCCGTAACGGAAGGAAACGTTAAGAGCTGCGCCTGCATATCGGCTACCTGAGACTGCGTATAGTTAAACTGTTCCGCAGCTTCTTTAGCGCCGTGTTCCAGTTCTTCGAATGTTACACCAGCAGCGCCACGAGTGCTTTCCAGGCCGGCCCGGACCTGTGCGGTCGCTTGTTCCAGGCTGTGAAATTCTTCTTCAGACTTCTTTACAAACTCCACGATCTCCATACCAGCAAACCCTGCACCGATTCCGGCCAGCAGCCCGCCCGCCAAATGAGACATACTACGCATAGTGCCGCCAAGCGCTTCGGTAGCGTGTTTCGCGTTTTGAATCTTGCCCGTAAACAAGTCGCGCAGTGATAGCGTATATTTGACTTCTTTCCCTACCATGATTTATTTAGTCTCCCATTGCCCTGTTTTCTTTAGCCAGTATTTTAACCGGCCCCATTCGAGCGAGAAACGATCGTCGTCGAGCGTGTCCGGATCTAAATGCAGATAGCAGCGGATCATGGCCCCAATGGTGCTGTAATCGCTGCTATCTGAAGTAATTTCGTTGTCGTCTATTTTTTTTTAAACTGGTTAACGCTGGTTTTAATTAAATCATAAGCCGCCATCGTGGCGCCAAGTACCAACTTGTCGTCGCTTGATAATTCAGAAAATAGACGCGAGTCGCTTTCTTCCTTTATAATAACCGCGTCGTACAATTCAGCGGAGGCGGAGAATACGCCAACGGTAATAGATTTATCCAGGACACGCAATTTCGTAACGCGATTCGGCTCACGCATAAAACCGATTACGTCTGTGCTTGTTTCTTCGTCTCTGAAAATGAGGGGATGCACTTTCACACCCAGGCGGGCGGAAATTTCTGCGGCCTTGGCGGCTACGCTGTCGTTAAGGTCTACTGCGATAACTTCGTCGGGCATGTAAAAAGGTTTTGAGTTTTTTAAAAAGTAACACTACCGGGGAAGGCCGAAGCCCTCCCTCGTGTTAAAGATTATCTGTCGATACTTCCGATAATAAGCGGAAGTGTAACAACCAATTTTGAATCTCCCTGAGAGCCGGAAAAATCATCTTCCATAAATTCGACTGCGCGCAGAACGTCTTTGTCAGCCGCGACGCGGGAGCCTCCGTACACTACCTGGATATCAAATGGAGCGATATCAAATGGATCTCTGTTAGGAGACGCGGCTATGATTCGTTTCCATTCGTCCTGATAGATTTCGATAGACCCCTCGTATTCTTTGTTACCGTAACCACGGCTTATAGGCTCGACGCCATGCCCGTAGTTATTCTCTTTTTTCTGCTTACGCTTGTATGAGATTTTTAAAATCCCGGTAACAACAACCCCAAACAGGACAAGCGAAATGTTTGCCCATGAATAATTGACGCCGTTTATAAGTGGTGTAGATGCCATTTTGTTTTTAGTTGATTGTAACGCCGAAGCCAATTTTTACCAGGATGTTACGAGCGGTTCCGATCTGTAACAGAGAAATGGTAACTTCCAAAATCCCTGTCTGCAAAACATTCTGCGCCGGATTGACAACCACATCTTGTGCGCTTAATTCACCGTCGCGAACCATCTGATTCAGTGGCGCTTTTGCCAGGTCTTCAAAATATGCAGCGGTAACGTCGGCTAATGTGCCGTCTGCGTTAAGAGTTAACGGACTATTCAGATCAAGCAACAGGGCTGCGTAAACGCCGCGCGTCGCTTTTTGGATCGTCCGGTTATCGGATATGTAGGCATAATCAGAGCTGACCGAAATGGACGCGCTGTTCTCGTTGAAATAACTTCCGGCCACGCCCACAAAAGAGCGGAGGAACAGATACCGGTAATTCTGCAACTGAGTCAAAAGACTTTCGGAAATTGACGGATCAGAAAATAATTTCCCGTTTGCAAAGGCGATAATATCAAGTTCAGTACCGTTGCTCATGTTGAACTTTCTAGCCCAGGCGATAGACTCGCTGACCTTAGAAAGAGCTACGGCCCCCAGTGCTGCGCCCAAATTTGTTATAGACTTTCCGTATGCCAGATACAGTAATGCACCAAGGGCTGCACCGTCCTGACCAATCACGGCCGTTGCTGTGTTCGCCGTGAGCGCGGACAGATCCGCGAGTGTGGATATATCGGTAACCGCTGAAATATCCGCTCCGTAAAGAGCGATCGTTTCTTTGTGTGCGCTTACCAAAGACTTGCAGGCGATATCCAGGGCTGTTAAATCTGCGGAGGCAAATGCTGCACTGTCTTTGTATACGCCAAACTGACGAATCTTACCGGCCGAAAAGTTTGACATTGCAGTCAGCTCCGGAGCGAAAACGTAAGGCGCTGGAATGGCGTAGAAGCCTACGTACAAAACGCCCTGCGGCTGGATACGGAAAAATTCGGAAATATGATAATGCCAAACAGCCTGCTTTGAGCCTGCGCCGCTTGCAAAGGCGGTCAATGTTCCTGCTATCGTGGCGCCCGCTGAAAGAGTCGCAACCAACGGCGTACCCGCGTTCAGATATACGCCAAGTCCAGGGCGTGCGGTAATCGTGACCGTGCCGGTAGCCGCTACGGCCTTATAGCCATGCGTCTGAGTGCCTGCGTTGATAGCTGCTGCGATTGCTGCGCCTACGAGTGTGGCGGTCGTTTCGGTTGCCGTCTTTACATACTGTCCAATCTGAACAACGTTGCCAAAAGGTTCGGTAACGGAAATAGAAATAACGTCTCCATTAGCGCCCACGGCGGTAACCAGGTAACTTCCAGTTGCTGCGGTTTCGTCGTTATAGTCGGCTTTGATGCCAAGAGCTTCGGCATCACTGACGGAAAAAATTTCTTTAATCCGGGATGAAGACGAAAAGCCTGAAGGCAAAGACGCGGTATAAAATACCAGTCCGCTAATGTAATCTTCGCCTGGCAGCGGGCGCGATAAGCCGCCCTGCCCTAACCGGAAGGTGATATTATTCAGTGCCATTAAAAAGTTTGATTTAAAGGGGTCTTACGACCCCTGATATTTTGCGCGATTATGCTCCGATTGATCGGCCGGTTTCAACCCATGCCACGCCGTCGAACGTAAAGTCAATAGAGGCTTTTTTACTAGCAATCATAGTCAACGTGCCTGCGCCTGCGAAGCCGGTAGAAAAGGTTACAACGCGTCCGGTTGCGTCAGAAGACAAAAGCAATTGCAGAGTATCGCCAACAAATGGCAGCACGTCATCGGCAACAGGACCAGCAGTACCAACCCCAACCGTTAAAGACAGCGCGCCCGTAGCCTGACCAATAACCACAAGGGAGTTAGCCGTTTTGGTGACAAGCGCAATAGAGGCGGCGTAAGGCACGCTAATAACGCTGTTGTTCAAAACAGCAGATGTATTGTCGGCACTTGGCGGATTAGTAACCGGGAAACGTGATAAAGTAGACATTTATAAATTTTTTATTTTGTTCGTGTGATGCGCGTTACAGCCGCGCCCCTGGACCTTCTTAGATATACAGAACAGCTTCAGAATTCCATCCGATTTGGACGTCAACTTTCATGTTCATTTTGATGAACCACAGTTCTGAATTCGCTTGTTTCTTCTGCATCTCTAGCTTAGCATCGTCGACGCTGTTCATACCAACCCATAGGTTAGATTCGGGCGTAGCCTTTCCTTTAGCGATCAGATAAAAGTTATCAGGCAGATCATTGATAGGGACTATCTCGCGACCCTTGAATTTCTTAACACCTTCCTGAGTGGTGTCTACGCCTTTGTTCGTCTGATTGATCTGAGACTGCGCGTACATGTCATACGTAGCGTAGTTACAGAAATATTTCATAGACGCGTCGTAGCGCAGTGCAGCGGGAACGGCTTTGTATCCTTTCAGTAATTCGGCCTGGATATTGGTTTCCGTCAGCGTACTGGCTGTAACCTTATTGGTTGCATCAGAACCGGCGCCCACTTGAGCAACAGCCTTTTGAATATACCCATCGTAATACCGGTAGATAGCGGAAGGCGGAGTGGTTTTGTTTGAATTCCACAGTGCCTTATTCAAGTATTTGTCATGCCGTTTCAGAACTTCAGCAATAACAACGTCAGACACAGACTGCGGCAATGTCCGATCAATAAGCGTCGGATTTAACTGAGTCGCAAACCAATGCGCTTCATAATCGCGCGGGTTGAATTCCGTGTAAATCATGTAGTCAGCAGGGGTGATAACCCGACCGTCAACGGTCATGGTTCCCTTGCTTACCGGGGTTACCGCGCGATCCTGTACGAAGTCTTCGTAATCAGCATCGAACCGGGGAATGGTGAATTCCTTTTTGATGCCATCCTTAACATAGGCGTGACCGCCCTGTATAGTTTCGTTTCCGGTAATTGCCTTTACGATAAAAGGAGAAGCGGCTTCACCGGCATAGGCGACGTCTGTAATTGCGAATCCTGACATATAAAAATTATTTTATCTTTTGTTGTTTGTTGAAAATTATTTCTTCGCAGTTCTGTTTGCGATTTCGATCATACGCATCTGCGCATTAAGCAGCGGGGATACGGCTATGGCGGCGGTCACTGCTGCGGCCGGGTCGGTAATAACGTCGGCTACAAGTTTGGCAGCAGTTGCGTTCAGCGGGAGCGCTTCTAGGTCAGCCTTGATACCATCGAAATCAACCTTTGCACGGGCTACCCATTTAGCGATAGTCGGGGCGTCGTTTTTAATCTTACCGATCTTAGCGATTTCGGTAACCATGTTTGTTGCCTTCAGCGTGTTGGCAGCATCAGACGCGGTGTCAAGGTCAGCCTTAGCAGCTTTGAAAGCGTCCTCCATTTTTTTAAACTTGTCGGCGGCTTCGTCGAGATCGTTTTTCATTTTGTCAATCATAGCCTTGTCGGCTTTTGCCTGAACCTGAGCAGCGCTTAAGCTGTCCTGAATGCTGACGATGGCTGAAGCAATTACGGACTCTTCGGAGCCTTCTGTAAGTTTCAGCGCGTTAGTAACTTTTAACATTGAAATATGTTTGTGTGTTTTTTGCAAACTGGCCGCTATAGCCTGGAATTGCTTATAATTGTTAATGGTAACGGTAGCGGGTAACCGCTTTTTATTAAAATCTGAACTTTGTTCTATCTCGTCGCAAAGGCCTTTTTGTATCGCTTCAGATGCGGTAAGGAATGTTTCCTTATTCATCATGTCCTCTACGTCTGCCTTACTCATTCCGGATCGAGACGTCATAATATTGCACGCTTCTGAAAACTTATCCAGCATATCATTTTTCACATCTTCGCTACCCGGTATGTACGGGTTGTGATACATGAGTACGCTATAATCGGCCATGATCCGTTTCCGGCCCGCCTGGAATATCACACCGGCGATTGACGCAGCTAACCCCACATTGTAGGTATCAACTTTTGTTTTTGACCTGGTGATCGCGTGATAGATAGCAAAGCCATCAAAGACAACACCGCCGACCGAATTAATCCAAACCTGAATTCTTTTTTTACCCATAGAATCAAGGCGGAGCAATTCGGATTGAAATTGGCCCCCGTCTATTCCCTGCCCGTCCGTTTCGTTGTATCCAATATGCTTATTGATAAGCATAATAGGTTCGTCAGACGTCGGGTCGACGACATACTTAAACTGTGCGCCGGAATTCATTGTACAGTAAAAGTAGGCAAACTAAGTTCGTAAGTTAGGAATGTGTGACACCTATTTGGATAGGAGGGAAAGGCGTCTTTTTTCACTATCAGGCATGGCGTCGAAAAATCTTATTATCATCGTCGTAGCGGCTTCGCTCATGCGAATATTTTTATCAATCATGTACCCGCTAAAAAGCTTTCTGTACTTGGGAGGCGGATAACCTGTTATCCGCCTGCATCGAGTGTATTCCCTTGTTGCTGCCATAGATTACAGAGCGATTAAAGCCCAACCGAATTTTATATTCTGCGTGTTCGCAATTAATTCCTGGAAATGCAAATCGAAACTGGATGCTGTTTTGTTTGTAATCGAATGAACTACTAGCGAATCATCAGTGGGGTTTCCGAAAGATTCCACAGATCCGGCGACTATGTAACTAGCCGTTCCAACAGACGCGAACGCAACCGTTACCGTTGTTCCTCCGCTCGGAGATATGTCTCCAATGTTGGTTAAGCCGGAAGCAAGAACGCCATTGAGAGGCACATTTACGGTTATATTCGGATAGGTTCCTGTAACATTAGCCCGACCTGTACCGTTTAAATTAAGCTTAGGAATATTTGTATTTATAGCCTGAACGTCTTCGTAGTCTGCGGCGCCAGAGCCAGAAAGACCAGGCGCAAAAACTATCTTCCGTATTTGATGAATATTGCGCGCAACGCCATCAGTGAACGTTACCGAATCTGCGTTAGATGCGGAAAAGAAGGTTGTTACAATTGAACCAACAGCAACGTTAGAGCCTGTGATTGTAAAAGTTGCCGCATCCACTAAGTAAACCTCACCGCCAATAAAAACAGACCCGGCGCTGATAATATAATTTGATCCGGACCCGGTATTCTTACAACCGTTCAGCACATACATTAACACCGAACTGTATATGCTTCCAACCATCCCCTTAACGGCTTCGGCTACAGCTTCGGCGTATGCGTTTTGTATATGATCTAACGTTCCAGATTTTACCGGAAGGCCGTTAGTTGAATTGACTGCGCTTGTATCTAATTTTTTCATAAATTAATAAGTGACTATTTCGTAAGTGATGCCAGCCGCGATATACATATCAACGAATGAGCGAATTATTTTTTCTGCATTAGCCGGTATGGGATTAATTCCCGCATAAACAGCAGATGGAATATTTAGTGTGAGATTAAAAAACGACACAAAACTGTAACTGTTAATGATGTATTCAGAAGATCCACCACTGAATACCTTTGACGAATTTGATTCAGATCCGCCGATAACAAAAACAGACGAAGGCGGTTCGTGACTTATAAAGAAAATATCGCTCTGGTTATTTGGTTGCCTGAACGTCGTTTCGAACCGTTTATTTATCGCGTATTCAAGAACAACCTCACTCGTATTGTACATGAGCCTTTCGGACAGTCCTATGAAATTGTTTTGAACGATAAACCACGAATCCGGGTTTGTTGGCGCATCGTTGTTGCCGTCCTTAAGTGATTCGTAAACATAGATCGTGTAAACAACACGATTATATTTAGCGTATGTCGTGGAGCTTAACCAGTCCTGATCTGTAGAGCCTGTCCTGTAGCTACCTAGCCACAAATCACGAATCCACTGAAAGGGTGATAAGATTGCCTTTACCCATGCGGTCATTCCTTTAAACCTCTTATCGGGCGGCAATATCCGGTTGCCCACTTTGATAAAGTCTACGTCGTAAATGCTCATTAGTTTGCGCAGTGTTTTAAATTCAATAACGATGCTGACACAAATTCAAATACTTTATATGTCACTGTTAGCGGCAAAGAGTAGGCGCAAACGATTTTTAATGAATCGTTAGGCTCTATAAATTTTTCATTAGTCATGTTACTGTGGTAAAAAGGTTAAGGAGTCGGCTAACGTTTTTCCTGCTGTGGTTTCGGAAATCATATACCCGGCGACCGTAGGCCACAACCGGGATAGCGCTTGTTGATTCAAGATTAACGCTGTTCCATCCGCGAAGGCTGTGCCGGCTGATCTGGCATATACGTTTTTTAACATTACGTCGGTAACGCCTTGCGCGTTCCTGATTGCTATTTCCAGATCGCTTATTAAAACCGTGCCGTCAAAGTTTTTTGTATTTGACGCAACAAGGAAATTATTTATTGCAGCGATTACGTTATTTTGTATTGCGCTTGCGTATTGTCCAAGAAAATATACGTCCGCCTGGATGTATAGCTGATCCGGATCGTTAGACTGTATTGTGTACGTTACACCAGGTACGCCGACTTTTCTAACAAATCCAGACAGGGCCGTAATCTGATCCGAAGTAAATGCGGAAGGCGGTTCGCCGGTTGCAACCTTGATAAGAACGCTACCGGAAATCGTTGTCAACACGCTGCATCTGGATGTAATTAGCATCGTTTCGTCCACTACGGGCCACGCAGGGGCGAATCCGATAAGCTGGATAACTTGCGGAGTTGTCAATGAGTATTGAAATTTTAAAATCTGATCCTGCAACCAGGGCGCCGATGCGGGAGCCGCCCGTAGCGCTACGGCCTCGTTTTGAGCGCTGTAAATATCCATGAGTTGCTCAAGTATCGACGCAGCCACGGCAACTATGAAAGCCCATAGCCCGAACAGGGCGCGCTTGCTCGTAGACGTTAGATTGGTATTTAGTACCGGGTCTGCGTTGACGTTGTCGATAATCTGCTGTTTAATCTGTGCGATCGTCCGGGCCATATTATTTTTGTATTCTGAAATCTTTTGGTGAAATATTTTCGTTTGGTATTGTATCGACTACGCCTACATTTAATTGGACCGTAGTTGGCGGCGCCTTATCTATAAACAATCCAGCGTCTGGGTCTGTCTTTGCTCCTTTGCTGTCGATGAAAAAGCAGGTGAAATCAATTACGTAAACATAAATCTGAGTATGATCGTAGTCGAATCCTTCTGACCTTTTCACAAGAGGGCCGCATCCGGTAGGCTCATAGAAAGAAAGTTTCCTTACGATATTGTCCCTGATATCGAACACCGCTAAATTCTGCTCGAACGTTCCGTCCTGTGCGTCAAACTGTTCATGGACCAGATGCAAGCGCCATCCTATATCCGCGCCCTGGTAGCCGTTACCCATTTCCTGCCATTGCGGGGAGCTGATCACCTCAAGGAAAACAGCCGGTTTGGGCCAATCGTAAATCTTGCCTTCGTCTTCGTGCTTTACCTGGTTATTCCAAATGCGGATATACTGTATCTCCGTAACATCTTTCAGCTTCGTGAGAATATCTAAAATCGGTTGCTTTATCCCTGCCATATTTTGTCTATGTAAAAATCAATTTTTGCTAACTGCATTTCCGTGAGCTTTTCGGTTTGTCCGATAAACTGCCTGCGCGGTACGTTTCCCTTAGGGTTACCGTCGTTATGCGCTTCTGCATAAACAAGCGGCACAACCAATTCGGTAAGATCGAATGTTGCCAGCCGTATTGAATTAGATACAGCCCGGCGCAATGCGCCTGACGCAACGAGCGTGATCTTTACCCTGCGCGATAAGCCTTTGAACTTAGGATATATCCATTCTTGCGAACCTTCTATCCTTCGCTTAGGGACCGCCCATGCCGACCCGTTAAATCCCTGCTGTTTCCAGGAGTCAAGGAAATAGTTTTGCGCCTGGTTTGCCATTATTATTGGCAGCTCTTTTTTTACTTGCAGAAATTTTGCGCCTACGGCTTCAAAGTCAAACCTGTCTTCCATAGCTCAATACTTAAATTATCCTTCATAAACAGCGATCCTTTTTTAACCGTCACCTTATTGAACACCACGCCGTTTTCGATATTAACCTCCGGAACTTTTTCAGACATGTAATCCTTAAACAGCAGCCAGTACAATTTTGACAGATATACCGTTCTTACTTTCTTCCCTTGGCGCTGGTAGTGCCGTAACGCGGCGCCGATCATTTCAACAGCTATGTTATTCATCGTCATTTTTTGGTATGGGTAAATCGAAATTTCTTTGTGCGTAATCCGTATCGCCTTTCTGCACGTCGAAGTATGGGTGTTCGTCGCTGAATACGACCTTATCCTTTCCGACGTTCATTTTAAATTCGTCTTGCATGTGTTCGTCCGCGTGCTGCGTGGCCTGGTCGCGGTCTTCAGTACTTGATAGCTTACCTTTTCCGTCCTGTTCATTTAGTTGCTCGACCGTGGTTCGGCAATTGAAGTGGTTCGGCGGATAAAATTCATCCCAAATCGAATCCCCAACGGGGGCGCATATACCGTCCAGCGGTTCGCATATATCTGACGTCGCATCATCTTCGACAACCGAAAGGATCAGGTATGGAAGGAGGTCTGCATTTTCTTCGATCCTGTTCCACTTTTCACCCATCTGCGCAGACGCGTAGGCGGTTTCGAATTCTGCTTTTAAATAATCTTCGTTATACGTACCGAAGATTTGCACCGCATCTTCTTTGAAATCCTTGAACGACCGTTTTATTCCTTCGTCGTCCGTAATTTTGTCTGTCATTTCCCGGACCTGCTGATATGATTTAGCAGCGGAAAACATGTAGATATTCTCCCTTAGTTCAGAGAGCAGCGCGTAATCCGGTGTTCCTAATTTAAAGTCAGCCAGCGCACCGCCGAAGCCCTTGTATACCGCAGTTTTCAGATATTCAGCAAGCGCGAAATACAGATCTTCCGGTAGGTCGTATTGATTGACCTTGCCGCTATACACGTCTTTAACCAGGTCAGATAGTTGCTTATCACTGTATTTTAGCTTCGGCTTCTTTTCTGGCATGTTCTTTAACTGCGTTTATGTAACCGTGTATGCCCGGTTCTCCGAATTGTTTGTAATATTTTTTTAATTTGCGCGCGTGATTGACGTTGATTCCCTCGCGGGTAACGACATTGCGCCGATTGTATGATCCGCTTTCGTCAACATTTTGCCCCGCTACCATTTCGACGCCATGTTTAATTAGTTCGCTGCCTTTAACCCTTTCGCATTCGATGAACTGCCTTTCAATTGTTGGCATCTGACGGGCGATACGTCTCAGAACTTTTAAGGTTTTATTTTTTCCCATATAGGTTTTTTAAACGGTTTGCTATTTTAGATCCGGGTTTTATTACTGGTGCTGGTTCCGGTTCTGGCGCGTCGGTTGTTGGTATGCCGGTCCGTTCCTGGAAATATGCGGCGTCCATCTTTAGGCCTGCCGTTTTCATAGTCTGCGCAATAGTGGCGGTGCTTAGATTCGCGTCGTCTTCTTTTTTTCTGGTTTCCTGAACTTCGGCGTCATTGCTGAATATGAATTTGTAACCGTCAGGGAGCGCGTATTTAAAGCCAAGGGCTTTAAGATTTGGATTGAGCTGATTATTTATAATGCCCTGGATCTTTCTGCCGTCCTTAGTCTGTTTGTCGCCAAGGGCCATAGCAACCGGCGAACCATCCATAGCCAAGCCGTCAGACGGTTGACCACTTCCGAGCTTGCCGGGTGTGCTGTCAATCGCGTCAGCGTGACCGAGAATAAGTTTAGACACAGTTTTTTGGCAGCGCGATTCCAAGGATTCATAACCCTTGTATCCTGTTCCGCCTAAGGCTGTTTCCAAGAAAGCGATTTCGTCGGAAGGATCAATGATCGCATAGCCGGCTGATCCCATATTTTGCAGTGCCGCTTCTAGCTCGGCTCTTTCACTCTCTGTTGTTTTAGTAGTCTTTCCCACTCGGTACGGCTGAGAATACAACTCGACAAAATCACCGTTGTAACCAAGAGTGTTACGCAGGTATATTTCATAAATTGCGATCTTGTAGAATAGGCCATATCCGCAAGGGCTAACGCCGTTTTCGCTGCGGGTTTTAACAAAAACATGCCAATTTTTGTACGGGTCATTATCAAATTTTAATCCATTGGGGTTGTAGGGAAATGTAGTTGCTTCTCTGCGGTCCGGGGATACGTTCCACCGGCGCACTATTGACAGGTCTTTAAATTCATCGTTAATAATGTCGCCAAACTCAATAAGCGAATAGCCGAAGAATTCGGCATCCAACGAATATTGAATAAAATCGTTGACCCATTCGCTTTCTTGCCAATACTGAGTCAGATCGTCGGACTGAACACCTGTGGCGTCCACTACCTTGCGTTTACGCAGCATCGTAAGATCCTGACGCCTTTCCATTAAAGAGGCTACATGTCCGTTCAGAATAGTGTCGATAAACATTTGCTGCATACGCACGCGGAAAGGGTAGTATGCGTATTCGGCTTCTGACATACACCGACGCCATCCGTTAACGTCGACCTTTATACGCTGCATCTGTACCGGAGCGAGATAGCTCGACAAGCTGGAAGGCTTGGCCGCTCCATGAGAAAGCCCCATATACATATCGTTGATAGTTCCCATTAATTTTTGCTTGATGTAAATGCGTTGCGCAGCGTTTCGACAATCTTTTTTTCTGTTTCGTTGATCCGGTTTTCCATTTTTGTAATGGCTGCGGTGTGTATGTTGTTGAACAAGATCGCCATAGATATAACCCCGGCGACAAAACCTATAGATAGTAAAGTCATCTTAATATGTGTTATTGTTTTTTATATTACCTCCAAACCGGATACGCCCGCCTTGTCGTGGCTGAAGAGCGGTAATGTTTGGCGTCACGTCGCCTTTCGCGCATTGCTTCAGCCACCGCATGCCGTCGTCAAATCTTTTAACCCTCAGTTCCGGAATATTGCGCGGTGCAATGCGTGAATGCACTTCATGCAAAACGATATCGACAAGTACACTAACAAGTCTTTGACAACGATTATCCCCAGGGAAATAATAAGCGCTAACGTTAGGTAGCGTACCAGCCGGGATAGAATAGTCAACCCCTGATCCCCAATACTGTGTGCCTTGTTCGGTATCGTCGGGGAGAACGTTAATTTGAGGTAGGTTAGAATATGACCCATACTGTAGTTTTTGCTCCTGACCATATCCGGAGGTTGACACGGCGCAGGTGTACACCTTGTCCTTATAGAAAACCTGATCACCGATTTTGTACTGTCCTTTAATACTGAATACCGGTTCCGGATACTTGGAAGAAAATATTTGGTACTGCGTTCCTGCGGAAGTGAATTTTGAGATATCAAAAGTTCCCGCCGTTGTTGCCGTACTGCACACAAAACAAACGCCGTTATACGTCGCCAAGTCTCCTAACGAATAAGCTAAGGCGCTGTCAAACGCTTTGAAGTTTATAAAAAAGCTCATTCCGGCCTTATAGGCTACCGTTATATCAAACTGCGATGTGTCCTGTAACTCGTTTGCAATAGCATATTTCTGCACCAGGTTTTCGATAGCTGTTTCATAGGCCATATTTTCGGCGTTAGTTAATACGCTTTGGTCACCAGCGATAATCTGCTGTAGATTATCCGTCTGGATAACTTTTAAATAATCGCGCGGTATTAAATATGCCATTATGCTAATAAGAATTTTTGTGCAGGTTTTTGCCTACTGTGATTTTTGAGTCTATGCCGCCGCGCTGAAAGTTTCTAAACTCATTCTGAAACATGTGGCAAAGCAGATAATCGTTTGCATCGCTGGTATGTCCATACTTTTCATAAGTAACCAGCGTAGCCGGATCTTTCACCTTCTCTTTTAGCTTCGTTCCATCACTGGCCTCCTTCAGATACACGTAATCGCTGATTGTGTTCTTACACCTGCGATCTACTTTTAATTCTATGCCCTCGAAGCCTGCTGAGAAAATTTGGTTTATAAAATTTCCGCGCATTGCAACAGGCGGAGCCGCATTTAGCGTCCGCTCGTAAGCTCTTAACTTCGCGTTCAACAGCGCGCCGATAATAGTAAAATCATTAGCGCCCTTTTCGTCCCTGGTGTCCCTTGCCTTACCGGAAGGGTCACCGTAGTACCATACACCAGCGGCATGATTTCCGTACTTATTCAAAAATGCTTTACACGCCGCAGGCGTGCTATTCTGTGGCGACCTTAAACACAATTCATCTATCTGTATTCCAATCTTTCCCTTAAACTGCCAGACCGTAATGGTCATGTAAGGATTGACGTTAAAATCGAAACTAATATGCAACACCAGGGCCGGATCTATAACAGAGTCTTGAACAGTGTTGTCGTCGTAGTTGAATAGCTTATAAAATTCTCCGCCCGTGCGCGGTACTACTTCCCAATCGCCTAACACGAATGAATCGTATTCGTATTTGGGAAGATTCTTTAAGCTGTCGATATACTCTTTAGAAATATGCGGGTTGTCTGTGATCTTTGCCGGAACGTAGGCCCAACCTTTCGGAAGTGTTCCTAATTTCCATCTATCATAAAAATCCTCCTTCACCCAGTTGTGTGTCGGGTTGCACGTCGCTACAATCTTGATAGGGCATCCGGGCGAATGTTGCCATGACCCGGAGCGCTCAATCAGTTTGTTAAAAGTTACCTTTTGTATTTCGTTAAGCTCATCTACACCGGCGCCGTTTATTTCCAGGCCGCGAAATCTATTCAGCTCCTTATCGTTGTCGTAGCTTTCGGCCATGAAAACGATTTGAGATCCGTTATGCAGCGTAACTGTGTTGTCCGCTGAATTCCAGCTTGAGACGTCGATGTTTAATCCGTCGTCTAAGATCTTCTGGAATGTTACCAGCGTCGTTTTTAAAAGTGTGGTATAAGAGTTTCGTAAAATCAGCCAGCGGCTTTTTGGATACTTCAGCGCGTAGGTCCACAAAAGGAGTATAAGCCAGTATGTCTTTCCGCCGCGTATCGCTCCGCCGTACAGCGTTATTAAATTGTCGTTAACTATTCTCGCTGCTTCCCTCTGCTTCTGGAATGGTTTGATTACTTTCTGATTCTGACCAGTCGATGACGGTTGTTGTAACTCTGCTGGTAGATTCGATTTCATGTTTGTCGCGCCATTCTTTTGACCGTCTGTTTTTCAGCCAGAACGCAGCGTCGCGCCCGTTGGCCGGTATGTGTTTTGTAACTACCTTCTTTTTGTAAGTATCTCCGCTCGTTAATTCACCTTCCGTAGTCAATACCAAGGCGTCTTTTTCTCCTGACTTTTCAAACGTCACTTCGTTAACCTCGTACCCGGTTGCGCATCTGAATAAACTTTCCGTTACCTTTATGTCCGCTTCGATCTTGCCGGCCCGTAGAGCCTTTGCAAAGGCGGGGTGTTCGAGTTTCCACAGAGAGATAGTAGAACGGGCTACATCGAAAAAATCGGCTATCTCGGCATCGGTAGCCCCTAATAGACATAGTTTTTTCACCCACTTGTTATAAGCAGGTAAATACTTAGTTGGCCGTCCGGCTTCGTTATCTTCGCTCATATCTTGAACAAATATACAAATAAAGTTTGTAAGTCCAAAACTTTGTTTATATTTGTAGGGTCAATGCGATACGGCAACACTTACGCCGATCCGACACAGCAGGCGCCCCATAAGGCGCCTTTATTGTTTTCAGACGGTCCCGGACATAAAAAAGCCCGGCGTAGAAACACCAGGCTGACCAATTCAAGTCTACCATGAAACTATATTAGAAGGGCAAGGCCGCTGCGGCTGTCGCTACAGGCGGAGCAATTGCGGCAGATTGTGCCTGTGCCTGGTTATCGCCGTTCGCTGAACTTAATAACTGTACCGTGTTCACGCGGAGTGTCAGACTACAGCCGTATGTGCCATCCTGTTTTTGATATTGCCTTACTTCGGGCTGACCGTCTGCGTGGACCTGCGTACCTTTCTTCAGGTACGGCGCGATATTGGTGCGATCGGTCCAGTAGGCGCAATCAACCCATACTGTTTTTTCTACCTTTTCACCGGCCGCGTTGGTATATTTTTCCGAGTGTGCGACGTTAAAATTAATAACGTTCTTTCCGTTCACTAAATTTACGACTGCATCTTTTCCAAGATGGCCGATCACTTGCATTTTTATCATTGTGTTTAAATTTTGCCGATGAAAAATAAGTCGCCTTTGCCCACGAACCAGCCTACACCAGTACCGTCCGTATAGTAACCACCGCTACCGCCTTCTTCTACCAGGGTGCCGTTGTCGAAGCCGTGCATACCAAATATGTCTTTTGTGTGTTCCGTGTTTCCGATGACCATGTAAAACATAATGAGGGGTTTTAATTTTGAGTAATGATTTTGAAAATGTTGTTGATCGTGGCACTGCGACGTTGGCCGTACTCGTTGCGCATGATAATCTCAGTGCCTATCTTTGTGATAGTATTCCTTAAGCCGATATTCTTAACAATCAATTCGCCTGCGTATTTTCTGTGAGCGTCGTTATCTGCTGTAACCTTGCGCAGTTCTGCGCGCAAACGGTAGTTGGCTTCTCTGTATTTCTGAATCTGATTGTCTGGGATATCGCAAATACGTCCAACAATACCGACCCTGATATCAGCGCGCCCATAATTAACATCGTTGTATTCCACTTGATAAAGTAAGCCATCTAAAGATCCGTAAGCATGATCCAATTTGAAGTCAACACGCAGGGTTTGGGCAAATTCGAAAGCGGCTTCGAAAGTTAAAAAACATCTTCTTTTTATCATATCTTTGGTTTTAGTTTGATGCGGAATAGGGCGACGATATTCATTCCTGATGTAAACTCTATAGCTTCGGTTCGGTGAAGGAAACATACAGAGTAGGCGCCGTTGGATACCACGATGGTATTAGAATCGTTGAATTGTTGGCCGTAAATTGCTTTCATTTAACAATATTACAAACTTAATTTGTAATTACGAAATTTAGTTTGCATAAAAAAGGGGCAAGAAACCTTACCCCTTTAACCAAACCGTCCTGATAATTATTTTACTGCGCTTACGATCGCCTGCATCTCAGGCAGCTTTACGTATAGCGATCCTTTCGCGATCCACAGGACCGGTAAGATCGCCTGAGTGTCTTTTGTGTCAGCTTTGATACTGACGGTAGCCGGACCATTTGGGTCCAGAGTTAACAGCTTTGCAGCTAATTCGGAATTTGTCATGGTATTATGGTTTTAGTTTCATGCCTATGAGATATTCGCCTACCAGCTTTTCATTATTCCTAACGAACGCCGTCCCTTCCTCGACAAAGTAGACGCCTTCTGCGGCAATGATGCTGTATATGGTGTCCCGGTTTTCAGCCGACTGCTTTTTAGCGTCGGTGATTGCCGCTTTCTTCGTTGTGTGCTTTGCTTGATAAGTCATGCTTTGGGTTTTATGGTTAAGACGATCCAGGACATTGCTTCTCTGATTTCGTAGGTTGACATAGGGTAGGGGTTTATGCGTTCAGTTTGTTGCGGGTTACTTTCAGTTTGTCCCATTGCTTAATCAGGGATTCGTATTGCGAGATTTCTTTTTTGGTCCCTAAAGAAATATCGTAGTTGTACTTGAGGTTGTAAAACCTGATCGTCTTTTCAATGTGGCGCATTATCCTGGAAATGTCGCCCGCTGTTACTCCGTTAATACTGTTCATCGTTTGTCGTGTTTGGTATTGCAAACATACAAACATTCTTTGTAATTACAAACTTTTAAGAATATTATTTGCAAAGTTCGTAAATGAGTCGACATACTCGAAAGCGTCCTTTATGTACGTAAAGTCTCGTAGTCCTACCAGGTAGCGGCCATTCTCGCAATAGATCGTCCGACCCTTATATATGCAGAATGGCGTCATGGGTGTGCGGTTATGATTTTGGTGAAGATGGCTTTGAATTGTTCCAGTGTACGGATGCTGTCGTAGTACCCGCCCTCCATTTGGATACGGGCGCCGAACGCGATTTGCTCAGTAGACTCTTTGTTGTAATCAACCTTCAGCTCAAAACAGTATAGCCGGTTGCGCCAATAGAAGTGCAGGTCCGAGACGCCCTTAACCAGGCCCGCAGCCTTCATCTTGTTCAGCCGGATATAATAGTCGTGCTTCGGTTCACCAGGGAACGGCTTGGTTTCGTTTGGAACGTGCCACAACAGGCCTCGGATCTGAGGGTAAGTGCCGTAAGCCCACTGGTAACACTGCGCCTGAAGCTGTAATTCCGATATTGAGTCAATTCCCATTTTGGTATCAATTTGCTTTTGGTGTCTGAAAATATTCGTGCTTACTACACTTAAATAATACTAAATCAATGCGTTATGTGGATTTTACAGATAGTGTAGTAAGCTGTAGTAAGGCATTTCCGGAAGTTTATAGGAAATGAATAAAATATTTTCACGTCATGTAAAACATTGCCTCGTTACGTGTGTGTGATATATGCTTACTACGCTTACTACATTAATAAAAAGAGATATAACAGATTGAAAACCAAATATCCCTGGTAGTAAGCAGTCCGATAATTATGCTTACTACAGCTTACAACGCTTACAACACTTAGAAGGGAAGGGGTTGTTTTACCGGAAGATCAGTACCGAATAGCGTATTCGTTTCCTGCACCTTATACCCATATTGAGGCTGTCCATTACGCCTGAAGCCACCACGGACAAAACCAAGGTTCTTAAGTTCCTGTCCTAACTTTGTGGCGTTCGGGACGTGTTTGTTATCCCTCATAAGCCGGGTTTTGATCTCAGTGGCGGTTAACCAGGTCCCGGCCCCTTCCGCTGGCAGTTCGTAATACAGGGTAAGAAGCTCACGCTCAATATTCACCTTATCAAATTCCGATGTAGATCCATTCAGCATGGCTATCTCCTGTTTGGACAGATGCCACGGAAAACCAGCCTTGTATAAATGGTAGGCCTCCATAAACATATCCGTCTTGTCTACGCGGTTATAAGCGTCAAAATCATACGATAGCATGTTTATCGGGATAATACGCCTGTTGCCGGTGTTATCGCCTAGAATGGCCGTTAAATTAGCTGTAGCGCCAAGCATCGCCAACCGAACCAGGTCCACATTACCGCGCCCATATGGTTCCCTGAGGCTAAAAACCTGCTTGCTGGTAAGTTCCTTGATCCTTTTTTCATCTTTGGCCGTGGCTCCGCCCATTTCATCATTCATGATAATGAGCTTCTGCGTCATAAGGATCTCGCTGTCCTTATCCTGATCGAGCTTGGATTCTGCATAATAATGCAGCAGAGGGACCGGCAACAGGCGCCGCCAAAACTCAGTCTTGCCGGAATTCTGCGGGCCGGTGAACACCAGCATAAGCGGGGAATGTTTGCCGTAAATGGATGCGATCATTCCTACGAACCATTTCGTACCAAAGGTTACTGCGAAGTCATCGTCTCCGGTATCGGTTTCAATGCTGCGAAAAACCTGCTCAATGCAGCCTGTCGGCGTTCGGTGACTTTGTTCGTGAATAAAATCCTTCAGCGGGTTGTACGTCGGGGTGCTGTCGGAATCAATCAGGCGTTCAAGATCCTGGTAACTGATTTTGTCGAAGACTTTTCGGGCTGCAACCCAAATGGTATTGAAATCTTTTTTCTGTAACGGTTCACCGCTGGACTCGATGTACCTAGTCAGTTCGTTCCTGCGCAGGCTGTAGTGTTCTTTCAGCCAAAACTCGTGCGATTCAATTTCTGACGCGTCCGGTATGTCTATCGAGTTGTCAAAAACCTGGTTGATTATGTCTGTAGCGTTTTCGAAACCCTGTTCGGTAGCTTCTTTAACAGCAGCTTTTTTATCTGAATGCGCCCGGCGTGCAGCGTCAGCGATGGCGGAAACTTTACGTGTCCGTTCACTGATAATACACAGGCCCGCAGCCTTCGCGATAAAATAAAAAGTAGCGATGTTTACGCCGGAGTTTTTCGACTTCAAACAGTTGTCGTATTGCCGGTCGCAGGTCTTTGGCAGATATGTTGTCGAGTATCGGCTTATTGCGTGGTAAGCTTCGCGGCCTTGTTCTCCGAACTTGTCGGCTATAGAAAACCCAATGCGGAGCCACGTTTGATAAGAGCCGGTTATATCAATGCCGCGCTCTGCGATTTCGCCTAGGACCATATTAAAATCGTCTTCGACAAAAACTACATTCGGGACTTTGGTCGGATTAAGCGCCTTATCTTTCTTTACGTAACTGACAAATTTTTCCGCGCGTTCGTTCAGATACATCTCTGCATCATAGCTGACATAACGCGGCCTGGAAACATCCTTGCAAGATGGGTCAACAATAATCTTATAACTGTCGTATAAATACTGCTGCAAGCCTTCGAATGACTCAAGGTGCTTTGCCGGGTTGATTTTAAAAATCACACACAACCCGCCGCCCGATATCGAAGCGAACGCGGCGTACACATGTTTATCGCAGCAGATTATCTCCTTGGTTTCGCGTGGATCCACTTCGTCGATATCAATAGCAAGAAAACCGGAATGATGTTCCAGGCCTTCATTTTTACGCGTCTTAAACTTTCCGGAGATCGTTACGTATGGCACAGACTCTTTTGCCTTGCGCATCGCGAGGGGATCGCTGCGGTATTTATATACATCCAACACATGATCGGACCAGGCGCCGGATTTTATATTATGCAAGAACACGTCGAACGGCATATCCGTGCCGTTGTTTGCATCACGGATATGCGGGAATAAACTAATAATCGGTGAGGCCATGTAATTGAATCGCTTTGAAAATTTGGTACGCAACCTGTGGAACGATAGCGTTTCCTAATGCTTTAATTCTGTCCACCCTATCGGGTAACCCATCATTTCTTCCACAAAGCGGGGGTTGAGCTGGCCAGTCTTCCCACCTGTAACCGTTTCGTTCAGCGGTCGGGCATTCCTGTTCATCGTCTCCTGGGACGCGTTGCACGATTTCCAATCCCTCGTCGTTGGTGTCGGGATTAAACCCCGGCTTATGTAGTCTATTATGGATATTTTCCTCTTGTATCCGTCCGGAGTTTTTCCCTTGATGGACGTCGTTGCTTTGTTTATCTTTCCACCGGTCGCTAACCCGGCGTCCGGAGTAGGCAACAAACCAAATTCTGTATCTTCTGTGTGGAGCGCCGACGCCGCAAGCTGGAATAAGAAACGGGACGACTTGGTAACCTTCATTTTCCAAATCAACTTGCACCTGGTCGAAAACCAATCCCCCCGACCAACTAACAAGACCGTAAACGTTTTCGCCCACGACGTAAGTAGGGGCGATTTCTCTAACGGCCCGCAGCATTTCCGGCCAAAGATGCCTACTGTCTGCTGTTCCTTTTTGCTTTCCGGAAACGCTGAATGGTTGGCAGGGAAAACCTCCTGTAAGTACATCGACAGTTCCTTTACGGTCGTTAAAGTCTGATTTGGTAATATCTTCATATAAAAAGGATTCCGGAAAATGTTGTTTTAAAATTTTCTGTCCGAACTTTTCTATTTCGCAATGGAAGATATTTTTCCACCCCATCCACTTAGCGGCTAAATCAAAACCACCGATACCTGAAAATAATGAAGCGTGCGTCATGGGGAAGCGATAAAGATACAAACAATTATTGTAAGTTACGAACTTAAAAGGCAAAAAAAGGGTTAAACAAAGCCGGAAAGAATGCAGACATATAGGTCTATGAAGGCAATTCTAGCGGCCAAAGCTTGCCCGTATATCGTTTTTTCGATACCAGGGGAAAACGAAATCTCGATAATTGTATTAAACTTCTCGCAGATTAACATATTGATTTTCTGCCTTATTAATTTTTTCATATAGCAATACTTAGCGCGGGCGGCTTCCACCCAAAAACCTTGTCGAGTTCTTCTAAAAACCAGGTTCCGGTAGTTGATTTGTGCCACTGGTTATAATTTTTACCCGTCACCTTGCACCACTCTGCGACTTTCTCTTGATAAGATTCGAGTAACCGATACGCTGCCGCGTCGTCGATATTTACCAGTTTGGACCTTGCGCCCGATACGATATTTTCTTTGATCTGGTGCAGCGCGTAGTACGGGTTATGGTCCTGAGTGGCGACGATCACAGCCGGTACGTCGATGGCTTTAGTGATAAGCTCAAACTCTACCATCTTTGAATCATAGGTCTGTATCGGCGCTGGCTGATCTGCGTCGCAGAATTTGCACACGCGCGTGCTGGCCGGTATGTATGCGCCGCATTCGACGCACTCCGTTACTGCACCGATTCCGCCGCCCGTTAATTTAGGTTTACCAGGGTTATTGAATTCCCATTCCCAATCTCTATAGTCGCACCAATCAAGATGCGCCTTAGTGTTTCCGCCCATATCTACAATGGTGAAGAACAGTTTACCAGGGAATGTCCGGCTACCGCGCCCGCACATTTGAAGCCACAGGGGCAAGCTAAGAGTAGCCTTGTTTACGATCACAGATAGTACGGATGGCTCGTCGAAGCCGGTTGTAAGAATGCCTATATTATTCAGGATTGCGTCTGGCGTGTTCTTAAACCATTCAAGTATCGCGGCGCGCTTTTCAGGCTTTTCGTTGCCGTCGATATGCCTTGAGTTGTATCCGGCTTCGCGAAATGCCGCGTCGACAAGTTTTGAATGCTCGACAGAACAGTTAAAGACGAGGGTTTTTGTTCCTTTGCAATGTTTTTCATACCCTTCAACAGTGTTCTTGACGTGCTTGGTCTTTGAATAGAGCGCAGACATTTGTTCCGTGTCAAATTCTCCTGCTCGGACCGCAAGATCGTCACGGTCCACGCCGATAGCGCGATATGTTTTGTTTGGCGTGAGGTTGCCAAGTTTTATAAGTTCTTCGATCTGCGGGCCTACGATAATCGTTTCGTAAAACTCCTTTAGCGGGTGTTTTTTACTGGCAGTCTTTGCCGTGGCCGTGTAACCGCAGATAAACGATTCAACATAACACGGCATGATCTTGGTAAAATTTCCTAAATGACATTCGTCAATTATTACCAGGCCGATATTTGGAAAATAGTTTGGTGATTTTTTAAGCCTGTTATTTGCCGTTTCGACCATCGCGATATACACCCGCGCATTACCCGGCTTCTTATTGTTGGCTCCGACACGCTCCGCGATTATGCCGAACCACTCATACAGTGTTTTGTACGCTTGCTGCATTAATTCAGCCCTGTGTACAAGAATTAGTACATTCTTTGGCTGAGATGTTATGTAACGGTTACACATACACGCAAACTCTACCGTTTTGCCGCCTCCTGTTGGAAGTTGAGCAACCACGCACTTGCGACCAGCCCCGAACGCTTCGGATATGCCGTCTATTTGCTTATGCTGATATGGGAAAGGTTGTTTAAGCATTGAGTAAGTCTAAGCGTCTCCTTAATTCGATGTTTCCCTGAATATACCCGTCTATAAAATCCTGTATTCTTTTTCTTAACGCCCCTTTGGCTTCGAATACAGTAATATGCTTGTCGGTAAAAAGGCTGTACGTGCTTTCAGGGCAGGTATCAGCGCCGAATTTTTCAATAATGGCATTATCAAGCTCGTACGGGAATGCGTTTAACTCTTCTCTTTCTGTTTTATTCATTGTGTCAATAATTTAAACGTCCGTAAAAAAATTCTTTCAGCTAGATCGGGTGTGTAACACGTTACGTTCTGTTTTTGCAAAACCATTGACGACCATTCCCATTCAAGCATATAGGCGTCAATTTCTTTAACCGCAGCAGGCGGGGGCCATACTATGCCGAATTTGCTTGCGATAACATTCATTAGATTATTCTCAATGTCTTTATAGTTAGACAGCAGGGACTTAATCGGACTAGCGATATCGCATAGATACGCTTCGCTTGCATCATGCAGCAGAGCGGAGAGTTTGTCTTTCGGATGCGCCATATTACAACACTCTATACTGTGCTGCGCAACCGAATATAATTTAGGAAGGTGTCCGGTCCATCGTGGTTGCATACTTAGGGCATGAGCGATATCCTGTATGTAGATCATGTCTTCGGTAGGGCAAGCAAGATCAATATATATACCAGAAAAAGTTCTGATTGAATGCTTTGGGCCTATGTCGTACAGGCCGGTAATGTCTAATTTCATATTTGAGTTTTAAAAAAATCTGCGTCAATCCGGAAAAACTGATCGTTAGAATAATAAACTTCGTACCGGTTAAGTGCATAACAAATACAGGTATGATCAGTATCGAACAGGTTGCCTATATCGGATAACACCAGGTTCGTAGAGTCGCGCAAAGACTTTATGCAAATGATCCGGGCATTATATGCGGCCCTACCTGGATTCTTTTTTGTTACTAGCAGGCGCATGTCAACGCCGAACATTTCGCAGGCGGTCCGGAATATCTCGTCTATGCGCTGCCTGGTAGGACTCATATAACTTTAAATTTAGATTCCCGGTAATAATCGAACGAGACTACCTTAGTTCCTTTTGCTGAATTCAAGGCGACTGTAACGCATTTAATATTTCCTGGGATGTATCCTAATTCGTTATTGATCCTGTCAATGCTATAATTTTCCCTGTGCCGACCCTTATTCTGAATGTACTTTGTACGGTAACAAAACCGCTTGAAATACTCAAACGAAATCGTAAACACTTTGCCGCGACGTTTAGAATTATCCCGGAGCGTTATATAGCAATACTTCATAGGATTTGCGTCACGCCACTTTTTATTATACTCGGATCTCTTTGTCATAAATCTAATATTAGCTGATCGCGTGAGCTTATAATATCTGTTACTTCGGTAAGCGTTTCATCCACGAGGCGGGCGTAATGATAGGACTCGTTCCATTTGGTAAGCGCTACATTATGGTCGCCCGCCTGCTTAGACGCCTGCGATTCGGATTGCAGCTTTCGCATTTTATGAACCCTGGTTACAAATTGTTGAACCGTTTTTTTTTGTTCGTGTGTCATTAGAATGGCGGATGTTCGTTAAACCATAACCAGGCAAGTTCATTTGCGCGATCTTCGCCCGCCTTCCATAGCCGGTCTCCCTTCTGCATGAAGACTTTAAAAATCTCGCAGTTAACTTTACTGATGCCTATTATTATATCGCGTGTGGCGCCGGAGCCTTTGGCGTAAAAGACCCGCGATCGGTGATACTCGAAACTTTCGACTGACGCCCGAAATTCTTCCGGCGTAATTGCCGCAGTTGTTTTTATGTCGCCTCCATATCCAGCCACGTGATTAAACATGTCATACTTTCGCTTCGTGTCAATCCTGAATTTCCGGCCCTGGTGTTCGAAGTCGGTGTTTGCGTTATACATTTCAACTTCGACGCTACAGCTTTTCAGGAAACCGGCGCAGTATTGATCTAGCATAAACGCGGCTTTCATCGCAAGCGCCCTGACCATTGCGGTAGGCTCTACCGGCTTACCGTCCAGCGTGTTTTTTATTATGTTGATCCGGTGCGGTTGAAGTATCGCAGCATGTACCAGGGTACCGAAACTAAAAGCTGCCTGAATATTAAAACTGTATGGACGCGGAACTAATTTTGACAAATCACTATTAGAGGTATACGGATGCGCGAAATACAGTTCGTCGCTCATTTTGCTTTTGTTGTTCGTGTAGAAATATCGTCTATCACGGTCAAGCCTTCGGCTATCAGGGTTTCGCCCTGGTTAAGCCTAGCGTTGGCGGCGGTGACCATGAAGGACAGTTTCTTTTCCAGTTCAGGTACGGTAAGTGTGTTCATTTCTTTGCTTACCCATTGCTGAAGGATTGCCACAAAGGCTTTGTGCGATGCCGGAACGTACTTTTTCTTCTGCACCGCTCCTTTAGCTCTTGTCATGACAGGCCCGGCCTTAGCTGAGATTTCAAACCCGACGTTTAATTTTTCTGTTTCCGTTTCAAGCGCGGCGGATTCTCGTTTATTTGAAAGCGCTTCGTTTAACAGGCGTTCGGTTTCCAGGCTTTCGGCTGCTATGCGCGCAGTCGCTGCGGCTGTATCTCCTTCGTTGATCTCTATAATACGGGAAGGGACAAGCTCTATCAGTCGGTCGCGCTCCGTGGTCATAGCACTGTGGTAGTCTTCATGTAGTGGTATTCTCAAGGACGTCGCCACTTCGTTGCGTATGACTGCAATTTCTTCAGAAGTAAAAGAGGCATGAGAAATTGTTTTAGCGTCGCGCAGGGTTTCAAAATCCGCTTCATCCAACCCAGGGGTCCATTCTTGTATAGCAGCGGCGTACCCCGGTAATTCGGCTGCTGTTTTTTTATAATAAGCGTCGCTCATAGCCTTTATATCGGCGGAAAGAAGATCTTTAAATGCCCTGGTGATCTCTGTGTTTAAGTTGGATTTGATCGTAATCCTCGCTGTGGCTTTCGCAAGATCTAGCGCGTCTTGCTCTGCCTTCAGTTTAGTGCGTCGGATTTTTTCCAGTTCCCATTTGTTTTGTATGGCGGCGACTATATCTATCTGCGAGTCGAAATCTTTTTCAATCCCGGTGAACATGGATACTATCTCGCTCATTTTTTGCGTGTACGGATCGCGTTCGGCTTTGACTTCTTTTTTCGCTTCAGCCAACATAGACCGTAGTTCGACTACCGGTTCTAGCAGTTTTTCCATAAACTCCACGCTTACGGTAGCGTAATCAACCAGGCTAATCGCGGCAAGCTGTAGGGTCGTGTAGGCCTTGGCGTTAGTAGCGCGCAGTAAATTCCGTTCGTACATAGACGGCAATTCGATTAGCTTGCCAAATTTTTCATCATCGATTTTCGGTATTATCTGTAGTTCGTTTGACATGTGTAAGATTTTAATTGGGTTTAAAAAGAACAGCGGCGGGGAAATTTCATCCCTCCTTCTTTGATCCACAGGGATTTACCCCTGCTGCCCGCACTACCGAGTTGGCCGCTGTATTATTTAGAACGGACGCGGCTTAACGGCGCGACCATTTAGCGGTGCTGCGATCACCGGGGCGACATAGGCGACGTTGGCTTCATGTATCTGCGCCTGAGTCACCGGGGCCGGCGCAGGGTCGGGTATAGTTGCGACGATTGCTTTTGCGTTTACCGCGTCGGCGATAATCTGCCATACCGGATCTGCGACCTGGTATTTTATTTCGACCTGTTCTTTCGTATATCCCTTGTTTACAACCGCGTCGTAAACAGCATTAAATTCAGGCGTAGCGATTTGCAACACAGGGCGCGGATCTACAGGCGTAATTGGTTCGGCTCCCGATTCGCACCAGGCCTTCAGTAATTTTCCGGTTTCAATGGAAGGGATAAACTGAGGTTGACCTGAAAATAATCCGGTACGATCTTTAGATGACGTTGCAAAATGCGCAACATCCAATTCAAGATTTACGGTTACTTCATATTCGAAGCCATCACGGGTAACCTCTTTAAGCCCCAACTTGGTAACAGTTCCTTTACCGCTGCTGTCTTTGCCCATTTCGTAATCTTGCTTACGACGCACTGTCGTCAACACGTGACATTTGGATTGTAAAATGCTTTGAATAAAAGCGTCGTGACGTGGTGTAATCTTTGACCAGTTTGTGTAAGAATTGCCGGTCATTGCTCCGGATATTTTCAGCAACTCTTCCCATTCGTGCGTAATGCTGTCTACGATAATGACAGACATGCCAGAGTCTTCGCACACCTTGATAGCTGCTATATATTTTTCGGGTGTGAATGGCGCGGTTAACGTAATTACATTGTATCCGCCCAAATGAGCGTACAGGTCGGCGCTACCGTTCTCCGTGTCAATGATCGCTACTTTTTCGTAGTCGCCGCATAGCCCGAAGGCGATAAGGAGCGCTGAATACGTTTTCCCTGCGCCTGATGTAGCGGACAGCCCTAGGCGAATTTTCGCCTGCTGCCTGGTTGCTTTTCTTAATTGCATGTTTTTTGGTTTATGGTCGTTTATTAAATAGCGGTTTTTAAGTAGCCTTCGAATTCAAGCAGCCATCCGAGGGCTATTTTTGAAAGCTGATTTGTTTCCGGCGTATCTCCTGTACGAATGCCCATGAAAAAACGTTCGATCGGTCTGCCTGCGTCGCGCATGTCGATAAGTTGCGATTTTAATTTTGCATTCTTAGTGTGACACAGCGTCCCGTTAAGGCAAGCGCACTCACCCTCATAGGTAGAGCCGTCTATTTTTCCATTAATGATGGATTCTTTTAAATGCGGTACTTCTGGTATAGCGGCCAGCAGCACAGCAAAGAAGTCGTTTTTAGTAATGGACAGGTTCGCACCACTCAGGTTCGCACTTCTCAGGTTCGCACTTCTCAGGTTCGCACCACTCAGGTCCGCACCACTCAGGTCCGCACCACTCAGGTCCGCACCACTCAGGTCCGCACCACTCAGGTCCGCACTTC